CTTTACTACTTATGTCCGATACGTGATTTGATAACGAAAGACTTGCCAGAGCATTTGTTTAACCTTGACATCCTTGACGGTTCGCCACCATGTTCGACGTTCTCGATGGCTGGCAGTCGTGAAAAGTCGTGGGGCAAAGACAAGCACTTTCGAGAGGGACAAGCCAAGCAGGTGCTGTCAGATTTGTTCTTTGACTACTTGGATCTAGTCGAGCGGTTAAAGCCTCGGGTAGCGATTGCGGAGAACGTCAAGGGAATGATTATGGGCAACGCGAAAGGCTATACGAAGTTGGTGATGGCACGGTTTAAGGAAATCGGCTATCGGGTGCAATTGTTTTTGGTCAACGCGGCTGATTGCGGAGTGCCACAACGTCGCGAGCGTGTTTTCTTCTGTGCGGTTCGTGAGGATGTATCGGATAAGAAACTGGAGTTGAATCCAAAGCAACGATGGATCAGTGCGGGGGAGGCGACGGCGGATATTGCAGATATTGCCGATGACACATTAACGCCACTACACGCCCAATACTGGACGCGGTGGAATAAAGGCGAATCCCTGTCTGATTTTTACGAGCAGCACGGAATGAAACCAAGGTCTTTTTCAGAAATAAAGCTATCGGGTTCATGTTGCTCAAGCTCACTTACATCAAAAGCAAAACATTTTCTTTCGTGGAAAAGCCCGCGATACATGAATCTGCGTGAATGGAAACGCATTGGATCATTCCCTGACGACTACCACGCAAAAACAGACAAGATCGGAAAATACATGATCGGCATGAGCGTACCACCGAAGATGACCGAAGTTGTGGCAAGGGCAGTCGTTGAACAATGGCTGGCGTAAATGCCGATACGTGATACTAGAATGATGGCAAGAGCAGTGGAACAACGATGGCCGATATCAGTAAAGAATCGAGCAGGAATCGTCAATGCATTGTTGAAAATACTCGCCTCGGATAAAGCAAGCCATCGAGAAAAGACATCAGCGGCAAAGGCTTTAATGGCCGCGGAGAAGCAAAACCAGGAAGACGAGCATAAGGTTGTAGATGTTGTCATTTCAGAGCGAAACCATAGATTGGATGCAATCGCTGCCGACCTCGGGATTGAGCAAGATCTTATCGAAATTGTCTCCAGAGAAGCAATCGGCGGCGATAGCGGCGATGAAAGCATCACCGCAAAGTCAGCCGACGCGGTTCGACGAGAAGTCCTATGATCGCGATCGTAAGGCAAAGCAGCGTGCGACTGGTCGCGAGATTGTCATTCCGGCTCCAAAGAATGTAGCGCTACGCAACGCATGCCTGCTAGATCCAGAATTGCTTCTGACGACATACTTTCACCAAACGTACTTTGAGCCGTTCACAGAAGACAGAAGCGACATCCTCAAGTCGATATGGCGTGCGGCACTGTATGGTGGCGATCAGGCGATAGCAGCGAGTCGAGGCGAAGGCAAGACTACGCTTGCGATGGATGGAGCGTTCTGTTTAATGCTTTCCGGGTTATCATCGTTTCCTGTCATTATTGGCAAGAATCAAGATTCATCGTCCGATGAGCTGAGGGCGCTTCGCGAACGAATATTGGCGAGCGAACGATTCATCGACGACTTTCCGGAGATTGGAGTTCCACTGCAAGCTGTCGGGCCGCAGTCCGCTAATGCCAGACTTCAAACGGTCGGCGGTAAGTTCATCGGTATGTACTTGGGTGTGAAGCATTTCGCATTGCCGAACATATCAATCGAACAATTGCCACTATGGCCAAAAGGAATCAAGCCAGTATCGTGCGGGCAGGTAATGGGCGCGGTCGGCATCGAGGGGCGATTGCGTGGCTTCAAGTTTCGTTCGCATCGACCGACGGTTGCTGTGATAGATGACGTGGAAGACAAGGACTCGGCGCGTTCCGATGAGCAGATCGCGAAGATTGAAAACATAATCGAGGAAGACATTGCAGGCATGGGTTCGTCCGCAGAGCGCATTGCTCGCGTGTATCTATGCACAACGCTTAATCGCAAGTGCAACGCATACAAATACACTGATCGCAAACTGAAGCCAAGCTGGAACGGGCGGCGCTATCGCAAGATGATTCATCCTCCCGCAAGAATGGATCTAGTCGAGGAATACATCGAGTTACGAAAATCAAGAGGCGATAACGATCCGGACGCAAGGAAGGCGTTTGCATTCTGGCGAGATAACCGAATCGAGATCGAGCGAGGTGCTCTTGTTTCCAACATATACTCACATTCGAAGAAGGTGCATTCTGACGGAGAACCTATTGAGCTGTCGGCGGTTCAGAGCTACTACAATCGAGTCGCAGACTGGGGCCAGGATGCAGTATCAACAGAAATCGATAATGATCCACCGGAAACGGTTGGACCACAGAGCCAAGGGCTAACATCGGAAATTGTTGCAAGTAGAGACAGCGGTTTGTCACGCCGCCAGTTGCCTGCCAACACCATGGCGCTAACTGCGGCTATCGACTTGGGTAAGTACTTTTGCCATTGGGTTGTTCTGGCATGGTGGAATGGAGCTGGTGGCGTTGTAGTCGATTATGGTTTCGAGTCAGTAATGGGCACCGACAAGGTAATGGACAATCTTGCATCGGAGCCGTTGATTTATCAAACGCTGTTGAATTGGCGGGACAAGATCAATGGTACGCTTTACACAGATGCAACTGGTGTTAATCGAAAGATAGACAAGGTATTCGTTGACTCAGGCACATTCACTAACGCAGCCTATGAGTTCTGCCGTCAGTCGCGCGGCGTATTCTATCCAACAAAAGGAATGAGTCCGTTCCACCAAAAGATAACCGATACAGCTACCATTCGAGCCGGAAGCAATATCTACGCAAGCAAGCAGAGTGCCGAAGATGTTTGGCTATATCATCTTGATACCGACTACTGGAAGCAGTTTATTCATGAAAGATTCTTGACGGCGACGTTCGATGAAAACAATATGCTGCGTCGTGGTTCGCTAAGTTTGTACCACAGCGAGAAAAGCGGTCATCGTCTTTACTCAAGACACGTTGTAGCGGAACAATTGCTGACGGAATTTATTCAAGGCAAGGGTATTAAAACTCACTGGGATAAAGTTCATGAAGATAACCACTGGCTGGATGCAACGTATATGGCGGCTGCGGCTTCGGAGTCAATGGGCATTAAGTTATTCTCAGCTTCTGAGATCACAATCGAGGCGAAGCAACGGCAAGCGGCAAAACCAAAGGTGACTCAGCAGAAGCAGCACGGGCAGCAGCGATTCAAGACGCGCCCAGGCGGTTGGATGCAGAGTCTAAATCGTAGAGGTAAGCAATGATTGCAGGGACAACCATGAATAAAAAACGGCGAGTAGATTTGCGTTTGCAAGAAATAGAGTCGGCAAGCGTCGATGATAGAATTATCACAAGCGAAGTCGAACCTATCGAGTTAGTGGAAACGATTGCCGAGACACCAATTACGGAAGTCGTAATCAATACAATGCCTGAGCCAAAGCCAAGGCGGTATGTTCCTCCAAAGTGCTCGATGTGCACTGCGTTGCGTCCATCGGGAACGGATTATACCGAAGTCTATCGAACGAGGTACGATGACGGCTACACAGTTCGGCATTGTAAATGCGGGTTTTGTGGTAACACTTTCAAGCATATTAGTAGATAGTTGCTACGGTGGTAGTATTGAGAGACTACTACTACCGTTTCAAGTTGCCAAGATTAATGCATGGCAACATACGCAAGCCTTCTGGCATTAATTGACGCAGCGATCGAAGCACTCCTAACTGGAGGCGCTTCTGCGTATTCAATTGGAAGTCGATCCGTAACAAAGATCGATTTACCTGCGCTAATGGAAGAGCGCCGAATGCTAGTTCGCGCAGTCGATCGCGAGTCTGGCGGGACGTTTCGTCTTGCTAAGATCGGCAGGCGTCGATGAATGTGCTAGATAGATTCATCGGCTACTTCTCTCCTAGAGCTGGATTACAGCGAGCGCACGCAAGAAAGCTACTTGGCCGCGCGTATCAAGGCGCTGAAGCCAATAGACTGACCAGTCACAAGCGGCCAAAGAATCAAGCAGCCGACGCGGAGTTGATGGGTCCATTTGGAGCCGATGCTTTACGTGCGTGGGCGCGTGCGTTAGTGCGAGATAATGCCTACGCATGGAACGTGGTTGATACTATCGTTTCAAACGTAGTTGGTGAGGGCATTCGAGCACAATCTACATTCGAAACGCCGGAAGGTGAGGACGTTGAGGATGTCAATGATATTCGCGATGCAGCATGGACAGAGTGGTGCGAAACATGCGACATCAACGGCGAACTAACGCTCGACGAAATCCAGCAACTTGCACAACGAGAAATCTGCGAATCAGGCGAGGTCCTTATTCGTTTCATTCCAACATCGAGCAAGGAATACAAAGGTATTCGGCGGCCTGTTCCGCTCGCGCTAGAACTAATTGAAGCCGACCGGCTATCACTCCAGCATGACACGTTCGCAAGCCGCACAGCGATTGAAAACGGTAACAAGGTAATTCGCGGGATTGAACTCGACGAAAAGAATAAGCCTGTAGCCTACTGGATTCATCCAGAGCATCCGAACAGCCCGTATGCAGTTCGAACCCAAATGCCAGAGCGAATCAAAGCATCTGAGGTTATGCATCTATTCCGACGCGAGCGAGTAGGGCAAACAAGAGGCGTCACATGGTTTGCTCCTATCATGTCCTGGCTTCGCGATCTTGGTGTTTATGTAGACAACGAAATCCAAGCATCTGCCGTTGCGTCATGCTTCGGTGTCGTGATCAAAACTGAATCTCCAGTCGGTGGATTAAATCATCCGGAGGGCGAGGATTCAGTAGACACGAACGGCAATAAGCTTGACTACTTAGAACCTGCGATGATCAGCTATCTGAATCCAGGCGAGTCGATCGAGACTGTGAATCCAGGCAGACCGAATTCAGCCTCGGAACCTTGGATCAACCTAATGCTACGCGGTATCTGTGCGGGCACTGGGACAAGTTACGAGGGAGTCAGCAAGGACTTCAGTAAAACCAGCTACAGCTCGTCTCGCACAAGCAAGCTGGAAGACAGGCCACGTTACAAGCGATGGCAGAACTATCTGATCGCACACTTCTGCCAACCGGTATGGGATGAGTTTTGCAACGCAGCAGCTCGTGAAGGCATTGATGGATTTCCGACCAATACTGAATTGCTTGATAGTCGCCGCAAGGTTGCGCCAGTCGAATGGCAAACACCGGAATGGGAATGGGTCGATCCGACGAGCGAACAGAACGCAGCGTCCGAATCGATCGCGAAGTACATGAGCACATATAGCGACGAGCTTGGTGGTCGTGGTCGGTCGTGGCGAGCAACGTTTTATCAAGCGGCTAAAGAACAGAAGTTGCGCAAGCAGCTTGGACTGATGACTGCGGAAGAGCAGACGCAGGAAATGATGGCGGCACAGACGCAATCGGCAAGCGGTGCGACTGTCGGCGGCGAGACTACGGCCAACGTAGCGGCTTCCGCACTCAATGGCGCTCAAGTAACTAGCCTCGTCGATGTTATTACCCAGGTCGGCACAGGGGCGATGCCAAAGGAAACAGCCAAGCCAGTTTTGCAAGCTGCGTTCCCGTCGTTCAGCGAAGAGTTAATCAACGCGATTATCGATCCAATCGAACCAGGAAGCATATTAGCAGATGGAGTTCCGCAAGCTGCTGTTGCGTCGGGACAGGATACTAGCGGCGTATACATGGGGCTTTCAACGCAGCAGTGGAATCGCAATCGAAAGGCTATCCAGAAGACGCTCGACGAACTGAAGGACGGCACTATGTCGGCAGCAGTTGCGACTGAGTTTCTTAAGTCGGTCGGAATGCCACAAGAGAGCATCGACGTACTTATCCAGGATGCTGTAGACGGACAAATTGACACGCAACTTCCTGCGGAAACGGAGGTCGCAAGTGTCGCATAAAAAGGGCAAGCTACCACCGACAAAGACTGATGCTTTAGCTATGCGTTCGGTGTCGATTCAAACAGCAACTGCTGATGCAACTATGCGCTCAGTTCGCGTTGTGACTGCGACAGAAAATCCGATAGATCGATGGGATGAGCGGCGCGGCGAAGTAGTTTCGGAAGTGCTTGAAATGGACGGTATGAGAATGCGTTCCGGCGCAACTCAGATTCCAATTGTAGATAGCCACGACACGAGCACGGTTCGCAATGTACTCGGAAGCCTTCGTAATCTCACGATTGAAGGTGATGAGTTCGGCGGCGTTGCTCATTTCGCAAGTGATGACGATTCGCAGCGAGCTTACACGAAACTTATCGACGGGCACATCACAGACTTTTCGATCACAGCACAACCTAACGAAGTGCTTGAACTGAAGGTCGGACAACGATACACGACATCGCGAGGAACCGAGGTCATCGGTCCTGCAAATGTCATCACGAACTGGACGGCACTTGATGCCAGTCTCGTTGCTACTGGGGCAGATTCAAGATCGACAGTTCGCCGGTCTTACACAGACTTAGAAAAAAGGGAACGAGCAATGGACGAAGCACTATTGAGCCAATTGTCATCGATGGGATTACCTGAGGGCGTCGTCGATCCTAATCAGGTATTGATGTGGGTTGTCGGCAAATTCGGCACACCCGCTGACACGGTTGAATCGGCAATTGATGAAATGCCAGTAGATGAAACGCCGGTCGTTGAGACGGTTGTTGAAAAGATGGAAGGCGAGAAGCCAGCCGAAGAAATCGTTGCTACAGCACGAGCCGCAGCAGAAGCACAAATCAAACGCACGCTGGCCACTGACCAAGTGCGACGTTCTGAAATTCAAGCAGCATGCAAACTTGCAAAGCTCGATCGTTCCTTCGCTGACGAGCTTTGTAACAATTTCGTGACAGTGAAGGAAGCTAACACAAGGATCATAGAGAAAATGGCAACGCAATCGTTAGGTCGCTCAGTCGGTGGGGACGCGGTTCGCGTTACCGGATCGGCTGATGACAAGTATTTCGCAGCAGCACGTGACGGCTTATTGATGCGAGCACAGACTGCATCGCGAGTGCGTCGTAATTTGTTTTCAGGTGATAAGCCTGCTGACGGCGCAAGTGATTTCGGTCGCATGCCTCTGATGCGAATGGCTGAAGCATTCATGCGTCGAGCCGGTGTTGACACGGACAGATTCAGCTCGCCAGATATCGCGAGGGCTGCGATTGGTGATCCGAAAGCACTTGCGCGGATGAACATCCGGCGAGGCGATCCGGCTTATCACACTACTGGATCGTTCAGTAATTTACTACTCGACGCAGCCAACAAAACTTTGCTAGCCGGCTACGAAGAAGCTCCATACACCTGGAACCTTTGGGCGCGTCAAGCTGCTTCTGTGATTGATTTCAAAAGCATCAATCGCATTCGGTTCAGCGAGTCGCCAGACCTTGAGCACGTTCCGGAAAACTCCGAGTATCCAGAAGGTGTGATGACTGATTCGAAAGAATCATACAAGGTCGAGAAGTTCGGCAAGATGTTTTCAGTGACGTGGGAAACCGTCGTCAACGATGACCTCGATGCGATCAGTCGAGTACCTGCAATGCATGGCAACGCAGCACGGCGGACGCAAAACAAGAAGGTTTACGAGGTTTTGACAAGCAACCCGATAATGGGTGACGGCGAGAATCTGTTCGATGCAGATCACGCATCGGGCAGCAACATATCGGGAGCGGCGGCAGCGCCAAGCGTGACAACGCTGAATGCTGCGTTCGTGAAAATGATGTTGCAGAAGGGACTGAATAGTTCTGCGATTCTCAATATCGTTCCTCGATTTGTGATCGTTCCTGTTGCTTATAGCGCAACGCTGTTGGAGCTGTTCGGATCGGTCAGCTACAACGCTGCCAACAATAATGAAGGCATCAAGAACATCTACGGACCAAGTGGCGATCGGCCGTTGACTCCAATCGTTGAGCCACAGCTAGACGCTGCGAGTTCAACAGATTGGTACGTGGCTGCCGACCCGGGCCAGATCGACACTGTGGAACTTACGTTCTTGAGCGGTGAGGAAACGCCAGTGCTCGAAGAAGTTTGGGACTTTGATCGCGATTGCTACAAGTACAAGATCCGCCAAACATTTGGCGTCAAGGCAATCGATTGGCGTGGCCTGTTCCGCAACAAGGCATAGTGCCTGACTAGTTGAGATAAACAGTTTGCTGGTTCTGCTAAAACCAGCGTTTGCACGACGCAACGTAGCGGAATGCGAGGATCGTTGTCCTAAGATTGAAAGATAAAACAAATGGCTGGTATCCAAGATTTCCAAGAGTACTCCGAGGACTTTGTAGGCACATCGGCTACGCTTCCCGCGGCTGCTGACCCTGCAACTCCATGGCTGATTGTCGATACATCTGCGGCTGGTGCACCAACTTTTGTTCGCGCAGCAGGCGAGGCAACGCTAACACTTGCTGCAACCAGCGAAGTGGAAAACGTATGCCTGGCGCACGGTGACGCGCTCAGCTTCGACATCGACGCGATACTGACAGTGGAGATGCGAGTAAAGCTAACTG